CAGCTACAGTAACTGTAAAAGTAAATAAATCTCCAGTATTACCAGTATTGTTTGTAGCCATTGTCATAAAACAAGAAGCTGTTATGGCATTGTCCGACTTGTTTGCCATATGAATACCAATGATTGTATTGTCGCTGCCAAAGTCAGATCCATCCGGAATGTCCTGGGCAGTTGTGCCAACATTAGTTATAAAGTTTCTTTCAAAATCTTGTGCCATTTTTTACTCCTATAAAGCAACAGCCATTGCAATAGCGAATCCAGCTGAAGCACCAGTTACGATAGCTACCCATGAAGATCCGTTATAAAATTTTAAGTTTCCCTCACTTGTGTTATAATATAAAGCGCCAGTTTGAAGAGCATTTCCGTCATTATCAACAGAGGGATCTGAGGATTTAGATCCTAAATAAACATCATCAAAAGCATCCTGGGATGCAGCAGCTTGCTCTGCATAATACTTTGCAGAATATAATCCAGTATTTCCTATTGTTGTATTTGTAGCAAAACTATTACCGCCACCTAATGCCCAGTTTTTTGCAGATCCAGCATTAATTGTTGAACCGCTTACAGCATAAGCTTTTGAACTAAACTCACCGGAACTATCAACAGCAGTTGCATTGATGGCCCATTCTTTTGATGCACCAATTTGATTTGTAACACCAGTACCACCAATAGCATGCGCTTCTGAACTAAACTTACCAGTACCAGCTACAACTTCACCAGTTGTCTTTGTCGCAAAATCTTCTGCAAGCTGTACGTTTACTGTCGCATTAGCAGCTGCGGTTTCGCTTGCAGCAGCTGCATTCGCACTACTGGCAGCAGCTGTTGCAGATCCAGCAGCAGCATTAGCTGAAGCAGTAGCCGAAGAAGCATCTACTAATAAAGTATACTTTGCGCTATTTGCATTAGTTGTAAGAGGTTGTGATCCACTTGATGTATGAGCAGTATTAACTATAAATATATTACCGGTGCTGGTATCTTTAATAAGATCTCTTATGTTGTAAGCAGTACTAGCTGCAAAGTTACCTCTAAATGTACCAAGTTCGGTTGTAACTGATAATTCACCACTACTATCAAATCCCAGGACTTTACTTGCTCGATCTGTTGCACCAACTGTAAATTCAGATGAGGTGATCGTATTTGTTTCAGAAACTTTTATACTACGATTTAATTCTTCTTGGAGTTCCTGGACAATAAATGTCAAACGATCCAAAGCTTTTTCATGATCTTCAGCTGGGAAAGGATCGTTAGCAACATAGTCTGTACTTTGTGTAAGATCTAAATTTCTCGCTAATACAACTGTTTCCCCGCTTTGCGGTCTTTTATCAGATGATGAAAAGTGAGCATCACTTGAATTGCCGGTATTAAATTTAAATAAAACATTGCCGGAATTACTACCAGCATTAGTTACAATGTAATCTGTGTTTAAAACTTTTACTGTTTCAGTTCCCGTTGCAGATCTAATTAAAACTCTTAGGTCTGCATCTACAAAAATTTTAAAATTATAAGCAAACTGATGTTGTGTCCCATTTGCAGAATGACTACTTTTTGTAAGTGTAGTTGATACTGTCATCGTACTTCCTCAAATAAATTACCAAATTCCGGTGATCTTCTTGGAGTTGTTTCTCCAGGTTCCCACCAATAATCTTGATTATACTCTCTTGCATATCTTCTTCTTAAAGATCTAAACTTTCTATAAGCTTTTGGATCTGCCCAAATTTGCAACTGCTGAATAACATTTCTTTCTAAAGCAAGCCTTGTATACCAAAGCGAACTTCCTGGTGTATATCGACCAGCAAATCTTATAAACTCACTTGCAAAGTTTGTATCATCACCGCCAGCTGCTTGTTGCACATTTCCAATGGTAAGTTTTCTTATGTCATCTGCTAAACCTACAACTGGTCCAGCTATTGTTTGACTCAAACCACCGCCAACTCTATTGACATCTGAAAACAAAAAGTCACCAAAAATACCAAGGCCACCACCTTGTAATAAAGCAGCAGTCCAAAATTCATTAGTTGTCATTGGCCTTGGATCTCTGCCTTTTGAAACCTCTTTCATCTGTATTGCAAGAGCGCCCATTATTGTAGCTGATATTAAAAAGTCAGCTAGATACGTTCCTTTTTTTCTTACGCCCTGGGCATATAAACCTCTTGCAATATGAGTATTAACAAGAGTCGCACCAAAGTTTTTATACATAGCAAAAGACCTGGTAAGTTCACCGGATATTGTTCCAGGTGCTGTATCACCAGTTAGCGCCACTCGACCTCTAAGAGATGTAGATGGTACTGCAAAGTTTGTTTCAGTATTAATCATCTCCAGGACTCTAAGGCCAAGGTCCCTGGCAGTATTGCTATCTATGTCTGTCCTTGACATAAGGTTATCAGCACTAAAAAACTGAGATCCCTCATGCTCATAAAATTCTGTAGATCTAATTAGATCCCATTTATCACTTCCAATACCATATCTTTCAAAGGTATTTCTTAATGGTCCATCAAGTTCTTTAAATGTTCGACCAGCCTGGTCAGCAATGTGACCTAAAAATTCCGTTCCAAATGCCCATCGACCAGCTGTTGTCCAGGGCGATAAAAAGCTTGCCCTCATAACAAAGTCACCAATACGTCTTGTGATCTCCGGCCCGGATATTTCACCCAGGTATCTCATTTGTGCAGCTGCTATAGTTGTCCACCCCTCAGCCATCAAACCAAGTCTTACAGCAAGCTTGCCTTTTTCTTCAGCTGCTAAAGGATTAAGAAACTTTAAAACATCTGTTATTGTGCTTGCCTGGGGAATACCTACAAAAGATCTTGTCAATCTTTGAAAGTTCAAATCAGTTACAGCTGATAAAGTAGCTGCACCTAACTGAGCAGATTGTAACAATGATCGTAGTCCAGCAAAAGTATTTGCAATGAATCCACTTACCGGAGCATTTGTTTTTCCCGTTACTGCATTGTAAAGTAATTCTATTTGTTTGACTTGAGATCTTGCCTTATCTCTAGTCTTAGGATCTTTACTTAGAGCAGCTTCCTTGCTTATTGTTTCCTTTATATAATTAACTGTAGATGTCGGATTCGGACCTAGTATCTCCATCTGAGCGATTTCTTTACTCATTGAACTTATGTGTGACATCATTGTGTCAAATGGATTAGCGTTACCAAATTTTTCCTGGTATTCGATCCAGGCATCTGCATCTTTAAATATTAAAAATCTATGGTCAGTTCTTCTGTTTGCAACAGATTTACCCATACCGGATCTTGCCCCAGGGACAACTTTATTATATCCACCAGTTGCAATCGTATCGTAAACTTCATTCAAAGCCAGTTCTAGTCTTTGACTGCTCATCGACAAACCAGTTCCCTCATCGATCATCTTTTCTGCATCTAATCGATCGGATATAAATCTGATCCATTCTTGTTTGTCTACCTTGCCAACAGCAATCTGATCGTGAACTTGTGGCATGCCCGCGTCTTTGTTGTATGGTATAGATCCACCAGCACGATTAAACTGCAACCTAAGATCGTCATAAACTACTTTCCAGGCTTGTGCAAACTCTTTAGCACTTGCATCTCCGGTGTCTTTGCCAAAGATCTCGCGTACCATATTTTTAAGTTGCGCTTTGTTACGAGTTTCACCAATTAAATTTCTTCTAAAGGTAGCTAGTACATTGTAAAGTTTTGCAGTTGCTGCTTGATGTATAGCATCTGCTCTTTGTGTAACACTACTATACCTGGAAAAGTTATCTTGCTCAAACAAAGCTTCGGCAGCTTTTCCGTAGTTTGTTCTTCCTCGAAAGTCTTTATATTCTCTTAAATTCTTATCAATGTTTTTAAATGCCTGGACTTGCAAAAGTTTTTTTCTTTTCTTTTCCAACGCAATCTGTTTCAAAGCATCAAAAGTATCTCTGCCAGCTTGAGCAGCTGCTTGACCTGGGGACATTCTCTCCAGGTATTCAGCTTCTAACTCATCGAACAAAGTTCTAGCTTGCAAAGATTGATCGTCTGTAATAATGCGATTACCATTTGCATCTGTTTCTGTACTGCCATTAACAATACAATCTCTAAGACTCATGCTACACAACCCTCTAATCTATCCAGCATCCTTTGATCCTGGGCAATCTCTTCTTCTATTTCTTTAAGTGTTTGTGTAGTAGCAATTATTTCTCCGGCTTCGTCAGTAGTTCCCGTAGGAAATCTGAACTCCGGATCGTCTGTTAAGCTTGTTGTTTCGGTTTCTTCGAAAGAGAGTTTACTATCTTCTGTAGGTTTTTTGGCAATGTTTCGGTCATCACTCGGTCCTCGATTTCGCTCAAGTTCAAATCCCTCGAAGATTTGGTCTGTGTCCTCTCGGATGATTTTAGGATCTTGGAATCCTCCGTTGTTGTCGATTTCTCCGTAGCCATCAGCTTCTCTTTTTAAAAGTTTATAATTCTCATTCGGTCTATTACCAATAGATCTAACATACTTTGGACTGATAAGTCTACCGGTTTTGACGAACCTCGCCAGCATCCTTTGCAAAGCATTTTGATTTGATACATCAACATTACCAAGGATAACTTTATATCCTTTGTTTTTAAGTTGTTGTATGTGCTGCCTAAGCTTGTCTGCATTATCACCAACTTTCGGTATGACCAGGTTTGCATCTTCATTCATTAAAATGTCCTGGACAGTTCTTGCTATGTAGCTGCTTTCTTCGTGAACAGCATTAGCACCTAAACCACCTTGAAACTCCGGCAAAGCTTTCTTCGCATCATCCGGATCTACAATCGCTGCCCCAAGTTTTTTTGCTACCTGGTTTGCTATTGTTGACTTACCAGCTGCCGGTGGTCCGGTAAGGATAACAGCAGTTTTGCCTGGTATGACATTATAGTTTGATGGTGGTGTTGTCCCGCTATCCAAGTAACTTAAAACTCTAGCGCGGGCAACTAGCGATTTTATACCATTAGAGTACCCTTTTAAGGACATTCCGTCAATATTAAAAGTTCTATCTGCTAACCAAGCATCTGATAAATATCCCTCTTTTAAGTTTGTAAGTTCTATTTTGTCGGCATCGTCTAAGGCTTTTATTATGGCTGGATGAGTATCAACATCGGCATCAGACATTCCTTTTTCTAATTTATTTTTTAGATCCTCTCTAAGTTCAATATCTTCTGTAAAACCCTCTCTTCTTCGTTCACCATATAGATCTTGCTCTAGCTGATCTGATTGCTGCCTGGATCCTGGTCCGGCTGGTTGGTCGAAGTTTTCGAGTTTTGGATCCGCTGCAACTCTACGCTCAAGGACTTCCGTTGTATCATCGATACCGCGTCTAACATCGCTAACTGCAACCCGGTTGAAATCGCCCTCTCTAACTGCGTTTCGGACAGCATTGACGAAGCCTCTAGTAGCTTGTTGATACCCCTCTTCCTTGGCGACTTTTGCTGCTTCTGTGAGCGCATCGCTGAGAGATCCTTTTCTGTTGGCAACTGCCTGGAGGAGTTCGATTGCTTGGCCATCTTGACCTACCCTTTCTAAATTTGCACCACGCGCCAGGACATTGCCCTCAGCTTCCAGGCGCGCTGCATTGTTAACTAAGTTTGAAAAAGCTTGCTTGTCTTGTCTAAGAAGCTTTACTGCCCCATCTAAGACTTTCGCTCTTTCCATAAAATAACTTTCCGGAACTAACTCAGCACCAAATAAAGTATTTTGCTCTGATTTTGTAAAACCAGCATCGATAACCTGGCGGACTATGCTTTCAGCTTGAAACTCATTTTCCGGCAATCTCTTTGCTAATATTGTCATAGCAGCTTCCTGGAGATCCGGATTGTCTGGAATCAATCGACCAACAGCTGCTGCATATTTTGCCGGCACAACATCATTGATAACCATACCAAAAAGATTATTTGGTAAGTTGACCAAAGCTTTAGCTTGCCTAACAAGGTTTGACCTGGGCGGTAACTCACTAATTCTTCCAGGCTCAGATCTTAATACTTTTGCTGCATCGATTGCAGTACCAGTTCCCTCAGCAATATTTCTAAGAGCAGCTGATACCATTGCCATCTCCGGAGTAAACCCATCAATCTCTTTGAGAGAGAATCCTCTCATCGTAACTGGCTGGCCCTCAGACTTGAGTCTTTTAGCAAGACCTAATCTTTGATGACCATCAGCTATAAACTTTCTACCATCAGCATATTCATAAACAACGACAACACCAGCTTTGATGTCATCCCATTTTTTTACACCTCGAAGCCTATCAGTAACACCACTCTCATCACCACCAGCTTTAAACTGGAATGTTTCAGCATCAACTAATAATTCATCGGGATCAAAGTCTTTTATCAATCCGCTTTGCTGTTCATTGTCATATACTGATTTTACCGGCTTTACCTCTGCGACCGGCTTCTCAGATAGGTTTGGTAACTCATTTGATTCAACAGCAGTTTCAGCTTCATTTAGCCTGGCAACATGTTCATCGACACCTTTGTTATTTAAAGGATTTGAGTTGACACCATCTTCTTTAAATTCAGCAGCTTTCTGTAAAAGATCAGCTGAACTACCTTTTTTTGGCGATATTGCTTTCAAACCTTTTTTTATTTGATCTACAGTAAGACCAAAAGTTTTACCGCCAATCTTAAATGCCAAAGGTGTTGCGCCACCAATAGCGCCACCAAATGCAACAGCTGTCCAAAACTGTTCCCAGCTATAGTCTACACCGAGAGTTTTATACCAATCTTTTACTTTTGATTGTATTATTATTTCTGATCCAGCACCAAGCATGGCTTCTTTTAAAGATGCCCCAAGTAAATTCTGAGGACCGAAACCACTAAAAAATAAAGTTCCAAGCAATACCGGATCTTGCACAAGTGATCCAGCTTCTCCTAAAAATCTTGCAATAGCATTGGATGCACTTGGAGAAGATTCTGTAATCTCGTTATATTTTTCTCTTGAATCCAGCGCTCTTTTTTTTGCATTTTCATAAATTTTATTTTCATCGATAACCAGGTCCGGAAAAATATCTCTATTATCTTCTACATATTTCTTTATATTCTTTACTGCTTTTTCATAAGTAAGATGCTGGTCCTCATTAAAGATGCCTATACTTAAATATTTACCAGGATTGATTGTAGGATCTGCGCTTGCTGAATTAAGCAAAGCGCTTGGTTGATCAATAAAATTTGGTCTTGGTTTTCTTTGTTTTATAAGATCAACAATAGGCTGCCATTCTTCCTGGAGAACAAGAGATTCAGATATGGATGTATTGTTGTATTCTGAAAAATTGTAAGCTGCCGAAAAATTTTCAATAAAGCTTTTTTCTTTTTTATTATTTATAGTCGGCAAGCGATTTACGACATTATCAGATTCATTTGTTTCAAAAATAAAACCCATACTATTCCTAATCTATATCGCCAGCATCTCTAAGATTATAAAAAGATAGAGCATCGATAACGATGCGATTACCACTACTATCAGCTAGGATACGAATCTCATCGCCTTTACCCCTGGCTAGATAATATGTGCCATCACCTTTTGCAAAAAGATCATAGTCACCATCATTAATATCATCGACTATTTCTCTGTTTAAATTTAGGCCGGTCATTGAGGATATTTTATCGGGAGTTATAGTTTTAAGCATATCTTCTAACTGCTTTGCTGATAGTTCTTTTGGTATAAGTGTTGGCTCTCCATTGACATCTTCAATCCCACCGATAGCATCACCACCGGACATTTTTCCGCCCAGGGCAAGCTTCAGCGCTTTTTCCATATTCTTTGGCCTAAACATCGTTTCGCCTTGTTCAGCTTGTATTGCATTGTAAATTAAAACAGCTACGTTCCTGGTTGCTCCCTGGACCTCTGTTGGTAGAAATCTCAAGGCATCACCTAAGTTTCTTCGAAAGACATCATTGTAATCTATTGCTGTTGCTTCTTGTACTACACCGGAGTTTTTAAGATCTAAACCATCTAAAGCTTTGGTAGCTGCTGGAACATTACCTTGCAGAAACAATCCACCAATATGTGCAAGATCCGGAGACCCTTTTTGAGATAGTTCTTTTAAAACAGATCCAGTATGTTTTCCAAATCCTTGATTCAATCTTGCTAAAAATGAAAGTCTGTCTGCTTTGGAATTATTTTTATTATTAAAAAAACTAGAGAATATTTGTTGTTCTGATTCACTTAGAAAAGTAAGCGGTGTTCCATAGACTGTATTGACTGCCTGGGCATGCTGTATTCGTTTTGAAATATCTACTTCAAAATTAGGTGACATCAAATCTAATTCTTTAAATTTAATTAATCCAGCACCGCCAGCAAAATTTAGAGGATCTCGACTAAGTTCAGTTCTCATCTTGTTAGAAAAAGATTCTGCTTCTTTGAGGAGTTCAGTTTCCAAAACAGTATCGATACCCTCAGCACCATAGTTAGCCAGGCCCTCAGTTCTCAATGTTCTAATAATCTGTGTAACTTCAGTTGGACTTTTCTTTCTCATCCTGGAAAATATTTCTTGTTTAATTTTAAGTTTGTTTGCAAGAGCGACATTTTCTTGGCTGTTCAAGCTTCGTGCTTTTCCCTCTAAAACTTCAATGTCCTCGATCTTAACAGTACCGCTATTCATGAGTATCTTGTTCATTTCTTTTAGACTTGCATTGACCTCCTTAATTTCAGCAACATTTATTTTTTTCATGTCACCCAGGTCACTTTCAAGCTTCGCAACAAGCGATCTATTTTTTCCAGGGCCAAGAGGTTTAAGAGGATTCTTTTTTAGAAGATTAATAAAATTTTGCTTTTCCTCCATTGTATTAAGATCATTAAAGCTTTTTATAGTGGATTCTTCTAGCAGATCTCTTTGCAAAGCTTGTTTCTTTGTTGTTGCTTCAGCTTCATTGTAATAACCAAGTTCGACCATCTTGTCGAAGAAACCGCCTTTACCAAATATCTTTTCTTCTGCTTTCTTTTTTTCAGCTGCATTACCATAAATATAATCTGCTTTGTAAGTATTTATTGAATCCAGGTACGTTGCAGCTTGTGAATTGATCTTACGATTCATCGCATCAGATTTAACTGATATTCTTCTATGGATATAATCTGATTCAGAATCCAACTGAAACTCTCTTAGAGCATTTTGACTCGTAAAATTTTTACTTAGGTTTTTTGCGATTGTCTTTTTTTCATTGTCAAAAAAATCAACTGCTTTTACCGGATCCATAAACTTAGCTTTGATAGATGCTTCTGAAAGCTGTTTTTTAAAAGACAACATGTTTTGATTTTTTTCTTGTTCAAAAGTTGTTTTCTTATCTATTTCAAACTCAAGCAAATCTTTTTCTTGTTGTTGCTCAAAAGCAAGCAGCTGTTCTTTTTGTGCATTATCCAAAGCATTAAGAGATGCTCTTTGTGCTGTTGTTGCAAAATCAAAACTTGCCTGGGCAGTTTGTGCAAACTGTCCTGGAGCAGCACGAACTTGAAGTTGCTCAGCGCCACTTATGTTTGATCGTTGTGTTTGAGATCTATATGTAGGAACTTTCATCAACCATACCTAGATAATATTAATTGTTTTTGTCTGTTTGTATTTCCAAGGATATTTTGCCTGGATAAATTGTAAGAAGCATTTAAGTTTGCAACACTACTGAATCCACTTAGCAAGCTAGTACCAGCTTTGATATTGCCAGCTGCTCTTGCTTGCCTACCATATAGTCTTGATAGATCAGCTTGCATTTTGTTTTGCAAAGCACTTTCTTTAAGTCTTTGCTCGCCAATCTCAGCATTGTATCTTCTGATAGCAATCTCTTCATCAGCTTCTTTGGCACTTGCCAGGGCAACTTTCAAAGGTGTACCAGATTCAGCTACAAAACCATTAAATCGAAAAGCCTGGTTTGTTGCATCTTGTAAGCTTCTAAATTCTTTTTGAAACTTTGCAATCTCAAGTTCGTTTGCTATTTTTAGTTGTACTGCATCTTGTTCATTTACTTTTGCATTACGTTCAGCAACAGCTGCATTATAGTTATTGGCAACTTGTTGTGACCGGCCTATCGCTCTCGCGCTATTAGCTGCTGTAATTGTTGATACGACTGTTGATGCTACTGCTGCTTCTATACCCATTCATATACCCTTGAATATCTAAAATAATCTGTTCCATCCGGACCATACTTTTTCATAAGACCCTCATTCTCTAATCCAAAAAACTGCGCAAATCGTTGTGCCTGGGGCCAATCTGTGCGAACTGCTGTTTGCAATCTGACCAGGCGATGCTCCAGGACAACCTCCTCGATCTTGACCTTAACAATTTTAATTATTGTTTTTTTATGGTCATGAAACCGATCAGATGCTAAAAACCAAATCTCAGCCACACCTTGCCAAAGTAATTTAAAGCCACCACTTGCTATAATATTATCATCATGAATAGCAGTAAAACTAAGACCAGGTACTTGCAACGAATCTGCAAAATCTAAAAACTTTCTAATATGTTGTGGCGCACCATTATTCATTGTGCCGGCCAATATGTCATGACCATGCTGCCCTTTATAATCTGTAATAATCATTGATCGAAAGTTTGCAGCCTTGGAAATATAGCCAGTATTGTAGCCGGTAAAGGCTGGTTTTGTTTTACTACAATAAAACCATCATTGTCAAAACCACCACGAAACTCGACCTCCTTATCACCAGTAAATAATGGTAAAGCCTGGTCCATAGCATTAGCGCTACTTCTAAAAGGTATGCGATCTAAATCTGTTTCGCTGCTACCGACCTGGATGCCAACTGTTCTAAATAATCTAAGTGTTATATCATGTATTCTTTTAATCTTGCCCTGGGCAGTTCCCTCTGTACCACCAGCATCGATCCTCATAGTTTGTAATGTAGAATTGTAAGACAATCCTATATGTGCTTTTGTAACTGATCGATCTAACGTAACGGATCCCGATGACACAGTTTTATCCGGATGTGTTGCTCCATTAGCAAGTATGGAAACTGTTTGACCCTCCAGGTGATCTAATCCCGATATAGTTGTCGCAGCTGATCCGGAGTAGGTCAGACCACTATCAACAAAAAAAGCATCTTGAACATCAGATCCAAAATCAAAGTTTGAAAAAAATTCTATATATCTTTTTGTTGCACCGCCTATTGTTCTTTTGACAACCAGGAATACTTCATCCTCATTCAGATCACCAGGTATAACAGCTACTGATTCAACAACTGCATTACCGGATCCAAACGATCCACCTATAATCTGTTCGTGCCATCCAACAACATTTTCTTCTCTTCGATACGTCATTCCAACAAACTTACCATTTGTCAAAACACACCATACAACATTGTCCGGCTCTTGCTGAAAAGCTAACTCTGTAATACCGGATTCAGTAATATGCTCAGCCAGGACAGTAAGATCCGGTGCTTGATAACTATCTTCGTCAAAATTATAAACAAGTTCTCTAATCTTTCTCGATGCTCTTTGAACAAACATTGTTACGTTGCCAACCTGGATTGGTTGTATGTTTGCCGATCCATAGTTAGCCTGGCGCTTGATCTGAGCATTGGTAGGACTTATTGGTTCTGTCGTACCGCTTGCACTTACTGCAAACTCACCCCCGGATGTACCTACAATCAAAACTCTACCGGATGCCAGGTATCGTATGACATTGACCTGGTTAGATCCTATTGTGTAGATCAAAGCATCAGCTGGATTTATACCATCATTGAAATCTTCGAAGCTGCCAGCTACCGAAAAGAAAATAGTCTGTGGTTGTGCTGTTGTGTTTGCAAACACCAGGCGCTGTTCATAAAAACTTACAGCTGCTGGATGACCGGTTGTTGCACTAAATGCACCAAGAGAAAAATTCTTATCAGCTTCTAATACACCATTGATTGTTACAGACTGCCCAGCTGCTTCATCGACTAGATCTACAGACGGAGAAAATAAAATTGTATCAGCTGTAACCTGGACAATCAAAGCATTAGTTACATTGTTACCGCCATTCGATGCGCCAGTTATTGTTACCTTTTGTCCAACTTTAAAACCCTCGACAATAAAGTTACCGGCAGTATCTGTCATTCGATCGTTATGTTCCAGGCCAGTTGAACTCGGATCACCCTCGTAGAATCTAACTGTTGTTGCAGTATAACTTGGCATCAGTTCGGTTCTGCCATCTGCATTTTCTTGAACAGTTGCAGTAACAGATGTACCGCTTGCAAAGTTTGTGATCTTGGCAAACCCGTCATGAAGCCTTACCAATCGACCGACATCAGTTGCCACAAAGGTTGATGTACTTGCTGTTATTGTAACTGACCCCGTTCTATTATTAGCAGTCAAAGTTGTATCTGTTGTATTAGAATCTTGCATCGGCCCTCTTAAAAAGTTGACCTCAGATATTGTCCAGGCAGTATGACTTGTCCTGGTAATCTTTTGCACCGGATGCGATGGATGCACTAAATACATGACATCTGCTGATTGTGTAAACTTTATTTCAGATACTTGGGCCGAAGTATAAACTGTAGCAACCTCGACCGGATTACCACCCGATATAACAGTTCCGCCATCTTTATGTATTCTAAAATAGTTTTCACCAAACTCTAATATGTAAGCTTGTGTTACATTAAATTCAAAAGGTATAAGCCTGGTAAAGTTCGAACTTGTTTTGACCTCTCTTACAAACTTTGTACCAGGTCTACGACTTGCCCCGCCATGAGGATGAATCACAAAGTTCTGAAGAGTTTTGCAGCCATTAAAATATTTGCTGACATCTGTTCTTCCATCCAACCTGGGCGATAGTTCACCAGCTGTAAAGTTACTAAATGGAAAAGATGCTTTGGCCATTACAACCTCGCATTGATAAACGTATTTGCTGCAATAACTTCACTATCATCGATGCTGGATGTATTAACAGTATTACCCTCAGTCGCATCAACAAACCTTGCTTCTTTTAGTTTCTCTCTATAAATAACATTGAATTGTTGTGCCAAAGTAATACTGCCAGCAAGAGGATAGGCTATGTCAGCTGCAAGAGCAGCTGTTATAGTTTCAAGTAGCATTGTATCATAATTGTTTGGATCTTCATCAAGACCAACAAAAACAAGTTCTATAGAAGATTCATCACAAAGTAATTTTCTTCCCTCGATAACAAACTTAATATTTGGATCGCTTAGTTTTAAAACTCGTAAACAAAAGGGAGTTGTCGGCAATGAAAACTGCTTGCCAAACGTAAATGCGGGAGTGTTGGCATCCGGAGATATGGTTTGTCTATTGACCAAACTATTCCAGGGATGCGATCTAAAAACATTGTTTCTAACAAATTCATAGCGCTGATTGCAAATACGCGCAGCTTTACTGTCCTCTGTTAATGAAATGATGTTTGATGCGCCAATCTGATTGAGCGCTGAATTACATATATCTACTACTGAAGCCATAATAAAAAAGGGCAGCCGAAGCTGCCCCTCCTCTTAGTTTATAACGTATTGTATTTGGAAACTAAGATCACCAGCCTGGTTACCAGCTGCATCGAATGTCAATGCAATATAGTAATAGGTGCTAGGATCTGAAGTTTGCCCGCCATCTTGCCAAACTTGTTGGCCACACTTGTTGATGTCACGCGCTTCAAATGCTACCTCAGTTCCAGTTGTAACAGCACCTCTAAGGTCTGTTATAGCTGAAGCATAAGCATCATCGTCAACAGCAGTTCCATCGGTTGTGTAAAGACCAACGTCACAAGTGTTTGTTGATCCAGAGTCTAAATCATCATTAAATAATTTAATACTCAAGACACTTGCATTAGTTGGGATCGGAGCAAGCATTACAATATCATTAGCATTTAGGTCGCTAGTTAATAAAGCTACAGTTCCTTGTATAGTCCTAATCACACCATTAAGTTGATGTGCTGGGGACATTGACATAGGATTAGCTTCAAAATTACTCACAAGAGTTGAATTTTTTGTAGTCATCTAATCCTCCTAAGCTGATTCATCGCAAACGATGGAAATAACTTTTTCTTCTTCCATTCGTGTTGCACCGAAAGTTGCACAATAAAAGACTTGAGTCGAGTAGGCTTTATCGGGCCTTTCGTCTATGCGACTCTGTACGTCCTTCCCTACAGCAAGTTTGATTCCGTCTTCAGCCCATGCAAAGCATGTTCTATCATTACCGGACTTTGCTAATCTATTTGTTAGGATAAAATTAAATCCTAAAAATGAATTAATATCTCCAGTTGATAGAGCCTTAACAGTATTGAAATCGCTGCTTGTGATCTGAGTTGTACCAAGCAAAGCTTCGATCTGCGCTGGTCCTACTGCGATATATCTAGCGATCGATGGATCGACAGAATTTTCATCCAGTATTTTCTTTGCTTCAATAAGCTTTGCAATCGTCAAATCAGCAGATCCACCAGCAATTTGCTGGCCAGCTGGTAATGCTGTTGATGTTGATCCACTTGCACCAGTACTTGCAGTACCAGTTGCAGCTTCAATGATTGCATCATCCATCGCTCTTCCCATAGCACTAGCAGCTGCTTGCGCATAAGTTGAGGTTGGATCGATTAATAATCTTACTTTGTCGGCATCATCGATAAGATCTGCCCACTCGTAAGTGTCCATAGTGACCATACGTCTACTATGAGGTGTATCAAGTATTTGAGTATCAGCATGTCTGCTTGTTCGCTTGACCGCTGCTACTGACCCTACTTGCTCGAAAAACGCTTTTTCTCCAGTTACAGATTCTTCCGAAACTGACCCTCTCAATAAAGATCCTCTTTGCTGTGATAACAGCTGGACATTTGCTGAGAATTGCTGGACAAAAGCGGTCGTGATTTGTGAAGCCATTAGCTTTCTCCATAGTTAAAAGTTAACGCGCTACCCGGATTATCCGGACACAAGGTTAGGTTTGCGGGGCCTTGCGGTTATCCCTTTTTTAATTTGGTCTTAGGTTTCGGGACCGGCTTTGGATCGTTGAATGGTATTTCTTCAACAACCGGTTTATCCTCATCTTTACACCATTTTAAAAACTTGTCTGCGGTTTCTAAAGGATCGGCCTGGACCCTGGCGGATCCAGTTTCAAGTGTCATCCTTAAAACCTCTAATTTAAATTCTTTATCTGTCATGATAACATCTCCCTATATCTCAATCCCTCTTGAACATAAAATGAATGTTCGGGATGTTTGTTGTCCCAGTAAGGTGTGTTCGGTGCAGTTATTTCTGCAAGCTTTGCTTTGACCTCTTCCGGCCCCATACCACCGGATGTCTTAACACCCTCCAGTTTATCTTCACCAATATTATCAACAATGTATTTACCGACATTGTTTATAAATTTTATAAAGTTTGGATGGTCACCGATCTTTGTTCCATCGGCAAGCATTTCATCGGCAAAAGCTAAATCAGTATGAGTTTGTAAAACTGCTTTACCAATTTGCATACGATCATTGTAAGACTGACCATATTCTCTTTTGAGTTCATTGATTGTCTGTTGCAATCGTTGTTCTATTTTACCCTCATCAAGGCTAAGGTTTTCATCAGACTTTATATTATATTCATCCATCAAAACTTTTGCCTGGACCGGTGTCAATCCAGCTTTGTGGGCAACACTTTGAAACCAGTTGATCATTGTTGGATCAGCTTCTCTTCCCTCACCGACCTGGCTTGCCAGCTGATAATCTTCAGCTTTGATCGGCCGGCCAAGTTTTGTGTAAAACTCATCGACCTCCTCCTGGCTTGCATGCTTTCCTGGTAAAACAATTTTATCTGCTCCGATCATTTTCTGAGCATTGATATGTGATTTAGCTAAACCATTAATATCACTATAATGTTGTAAGCTTGGATGATCTCTATAGGATTCATCTATTTGTGAGCGCCAATCCGGTGCAGCTTGTGTTTCTTCTTTAGGTGCTTCCTGGGCTGGCTGTTCAGACGGAACTTGTCCAGTTTCTACTGGGGCATCCGCTACCTGGGCTTCTTCACTCATATACTTCTCTTTCCTCTATTGTTGGTTGTTCGCGCAGCATTGATTTAATAAACAGCACAACAGTTCGCTGCCCCTCTCTGTAGGCTGTTTCACTTGCATCAGATGAGAATGTTGTTCCATGTATGGAATATCTTGATTCAAGATCTCCAAGGATCTTTTTTCCCTCTTCTGATTCAAATACATTTTTATATAAAACTCTTAGTTCATTCATTCGCTACTGCTTTCACGAAAGGCGCAGCATTGCCAGCAGCTTCAGCTGCCTGGGCCAACTGCTCTTGTTCAGCTTGCGCTGCTTGTTGTTGTGATCTTGTTTCTCTTATCTCCTCGACTTGAGCCTGGTCCCTCACAACTTTTGCCGGAACAGACAAGGCGGAGATCAGATGTTTTATCAAGTTATCTGTGTCCAGGTAATCAACGACCCCTGGATCTATATTTGCAAGGGGCTGAGATAACTCAATGAATTGCAGTATTGACTGAACATCCCCGGCTCTTTGAGCCTTTGCAAGAGGACTAACATACTCAATATCAAATCCCTCACCCTGGATAGATTCCGGTGCTGGTTTGAAAGCCTGGGATCTTGCCAGGATATTATAGGTCCTGGAAATCAAAGGCTGCAATAACTCCGCCTGGAGTCTGCCCAGCAAAGGCCCCATGATCCTCATCTTCTCTTCCGTCATTTGGATGATCTGAGTAGCGGTCATGGTTGGACTTTGCCCGGTTGTTAGCTGATCTACATAAAAAGCAGATTGTATTGCTTTACGTCTTTGCTCTTCCATATTTAAACCAACGGGATTATTTGCACCTATATTCAAAGGCTCAAGCCTATCCCTGGATCCGGCTCTATAAAAGTTTAGGCCACCTGGAACTGTTCTTATCGGCAAAATAAAACCATCATCCGGAACAAGCAGCGGAGGATCTACTTGTTTTTGGGCAGCCCTAATCGAAACTTCAGACATGGCGTTAATCATTTTGACATCTGCGAGCGCTGTCATTGCTGGAGATCGACCATATCCTATTTCGAAACTGGCTTTAAAAAATCTTGGTGTTAAGTATGGAAACTCATCAAAACCACTTTCTGATAAAACTTTTTTCTCATCCGGCTCTAAGTAAACAGATGCGATCGGTTTGTTCTGAGCATCAACTTTTGTAGTATCTCTATCATCTCTTCTATAAACAGCATGCAGCAAAGTTATATTTTCGTATGGCTTTTCTTTTTCAAGCTTCAGCATTTTGCTTGTAAAGTTCTCTTCACCAAATCTGTTGATCGCTGCCCTGGCTGGCATTTTAAATTTTCTATAGACAGTATCTATTCGACCTTTGTCATCTTCGGTCACATAACATTCAGAAATATGCCTGGTTGAAAAGTTTACTGAAAACTCATCATCTTGTTCGACAAACATGATCGCGGTCCCAAAGGTAACGAGGTCATGATACAATTCATGGATCTGTTCATTAAAGTTTGATCTCTGGAAAGCTGCATACATTTTTCTTTCAACATCACCAAGCCACTCTCTTGCTTCGTCATTCATGTTAAGTTCGTCAGTTTGATACTGTAATGAAAACCATTTAGTGGACATATTGGTCAGCATCCCATGCAACGATGACGATAGCAGCTGCGCTGCCATGCCAGCTGTTCCATCAAATATTAATTCAGTTCTTTTATCTCCAGGTGATCTTACCCTGGTTATGTCAGCTTTCCTTGGTATTATGAAATCACCGACCTCTTGCCAATGAGATTCCCAGGTTTGTCGCTGGCTTTCCAATGCTCCAAATCTTTTCATCAAGTCGATTGCTAAATCGTCAGCCATAGAGAAAACCTCCCAAAAAAGCACAACTCCAAATCAATAAAGTCATGTAAATAAAATTGTTCATTAACTTCCTAATAATGTTTTACGTTGAACTGGCGCACTCCCCAGGACACCGGCACTACTTGTACGAATACTAGCACCGCCCCTGGATCTCAGCCTTGGCGCAAGAGTTGGCGCGCCCGTTCCTCTAATTGTAGTTCTTGGTGAAACGCGCCTTGGTAATACCCTGGCATCATTCGACACACCTCTTACCGGCCTATTGTTTCTTCTTGAAGCAACACTTGTATTATCACCACCATCATCCGGTATAGTTCTGTTTGGATCAAAGTCCGGATTACCGGAATAACCACGACCACCTAGCAGTCCCTGGCCCATCACACCTTGAAGCCGGCCATCACCATAGATAGGTGATCCACCTCTTTGTAGCTGCTGCTGCATGTTCCTGGCGCTTTGCTGGCTGATATAAGTCAGCGCGTTCATTCCTGGTACAAAAGCATCTGATTGTGTATAAGGATTGCCCAGGGCATTTGTATTCATCTGATTGGATAATTGTGTACTACCAGCAAAATCTCCATATAAAGCTGGATTCAAGGACATCTCTTCAAATCGATCTGTAGCTTCCTGGATCTCTTCGTCATCTGTTGCACCAGCAATCTCTTGTTGCAAGCTTGTCTGTTCTCCAGGTGAACTTGTTTCTCCAGCCATCAAGACCTCCCTATTAAAGATTTATATTCAACTGGTGCTTCAGTTAGCAAACCTTGTGATCCAGTAAGTATAGTTGATTGTCTACTTACTCTTTTTCTATTTCTTCTTCTGCTTTGCACTTCACTCTCAGCTGATACAGCGCTATCCGGAACAACTGGATCCGGCACAGCCGGGGCCGGGGGAGGTGGTTCGACCGGTGGCGGGGCCGGAACTTTTGGTGTTAAAAAACTCATATACTTACTCCTAATGGATTATAATTATTATCAGCTAAGGCTTGCGGGGGCGCTTGGTAACCTTGGCTTTCTTTGATGCCGACCGCGCAGTAGCGCCAGGCATCCGCTGAGTGCGAACTCCAGTCGTGGACCGGACTCGCCCGGAATGTCCTAAGTCTTTCGTTGTAGGCTCTATGATACTGGCGCAAAGCTTCAAGACCGGATTTACAATTCGACTTGTCAAACCAGCATCTTGCAAGGAGTATCTGCGCAGCATGGATGCCATCCTCAACCGGAAGCTTCGGGACCACGCGGAAATTGATACCCAGGTCCCAAGCAATTTCCCGCCTACTTTTGCCCGAACCAAGTTCGCGTACTTCAATATCGTGTGGCGCATTGTGTGTCCCATAAATATAATTTTTACTCGATAAGAGTTTTGCATAGTGCGGTAACCCCTCGTTACGCGCTTCATAAAAATCGATAACATGTACTGCTCTCCCCACATTCTGAGTAAACCAAACAGCTGTTGAATCCCCTATACCAAGGTCCCACCAGGTATCTACTTTTTTAGATGGATCGTAAGGAACATTTGTGATGCGCCCCTTTTCCTGGGCCTCTTGTAACTCTTTCCCATAAATAGACCCCGGAACATTAGCAACCCATGAACATTCAAACTCTTGATCGAATTGATCTTTTGTCATGATCGCTTTTGCAGCTTCCAGTTCTTCTTCATCTACGATGCCAGTATCACTAGCTTTATAAATCATAGTAAACCAATCCTGGTTGGTCCTAGCAGCTTCATACAGTTCGAAGAAACTATTATGACCTCTTGGTGTACCTATAAAAAATGCCCAGCCTTTACGATCAGATAAAGCCGGTCTAATGACCTCCGGAAATAAACTCTCTGGCATGTCAGCCATTTCATCCAAGACCGCACCATCTAAATAGATTCCTCTAAGGCTATCAAAATTTTCTGCTCCAAGAAGCTGGATCCTGGATCCGTTAGGTAGATCGCATCTCAGTTCAGTTTCGTGAAACCTTACCATCGGTACTGCTCCAGCAAACTGCTTGAGATAATCCCAGGCTACCGCCTTAGCCTGGCGATAGGTCGGTGCTATGTAAGCATACCTTGGATTCGTTTTATCGTTTAGTATCGCATCCCTCAGCAAGTGATTGATGGCCATAACTGTTTTGCCGAATCTTCTGTGGCATACAATAACTCCCCAGCGCTTCTTTTCCAGCTGATCGTGTATGCTGGCCTGGAGTGTCCTTGGTGAATAAGGGATTTCAATGTTCATTCGTAACTATCTTGCTAAAAGGTATATGATGACATTACAGCATGGCGCGTTGTCTTGGGGGGATAGGGCCTGGCATTTTGCAAAAAAAGCCAGGTTACCGGTACATAACCCGTAGATATTGTACTGCTATCCTAGATTACAGACGATCGACTCGCATTTTACTCGCAAATCTGATCTCGCGCGCGCGATTTGTGTCACAATGTCTATATAAAAATACGTTCAGTTAACCTCAACAGATCCATTCGCCCAGGACAAAGTAACTTGTCCAACCTGGTCATTCACCTTATCTTCTGCTTTATCTCGAACTCCAAGTGGCTGCATTTGTCTTATATGTTTATCCATATGATCTGCTTCTAATCTTCTTCGTTGTACTTCTGCCATTGCCAGCTTTGGATCGCCTGGTAAAGGCATCTTAACCAGGTCAAGTATCTGATCCCTCATGACCTCACATTGCAATGCCCTGGCTCTTCTATATTGAGTATGAGCATCGTCATTCTCCTGGACAAATCTAAGTACAGTTCGATAGCTTGGTAAAGATGCAGCTTTACAAATCTTTGTTAAGCTTTCTCCCTCAGCTATTCGATTGCAGATCTCTTCCATCTGTTTCTTTGTAACTCTTAATTTTAAAATCTTTGCCATATAAATAAATAGCCTGGGATCTACATCAACCAGGCTATTCCTTAACTACTACTACTAAAAATAACTAAGCTATTTGTCTAGATTAATTCTTAGGCGAAATTCATCTTTAATAGGTAGCGACAAGATAGCTTAGCTTATCAAAAAAGATAACTTTTTTAGGACAGTCGGTCAAGCAATTTGATTTTAAAAATATTTTTTTAACTTTTTTCTGTCTATGCTATTGACTTTTAAAGTCATAGGTCCCATAT